CCTGCCGCTTAGGGTCGGTGTAGTCGATCACCTTGCCGCAGTCGGTGCAGTTGGTCACCGTCCATACCGGCGGCTTGGCTGCTCCTGCGCGCTTGGTCTTTACGCCTGCCACTGCAATGCCCTCCACATCCAAACCACTGTTGCTGCCGTGGTGAGCAGGTAGATCATTGACGGCGCAATACCTACGCCACGCTTGATGCTCATTGGGAGACTAGCGAACACCACGAGAAAGAGCGCAGTGTTGATGACGATGAGCGTGATGCCGAGATAGGCGAAGCCGCTCACAGGTCGCACAACCCTGAGAGCAGCGCCATCCGGTCGGTTGCCAACTCTACGGCTCCCTCAATGCTGTCAGCCTGGAATGTCAGTTCTGACCCAGCCGAGTCGATGAGTATCACCGTCCAGAGTGGCGGCTCACCCACTCGCACTAGGCCGTCGTAGTGGTAGCCGAGCTGCGCAGCGCGCGTCTCTAGTTCTGTTAGCGCAATGTTGCTCACGATTCCTCCTCATACGATGACTGCCACAAGCCGTTATCCACCATATGCTTCCGCAGGATTGCGTACGACTGATCCGCTGTCAAGTCTGTGGTGTCGATCTGCAAGTCGTACTCGGTCTGGAGATAGCCGTGCTCAGTCACATCGCTGACCCCTTGCAGCACGCCACGGCGCTGCGTTCGAGCCTCAGCGGATGCAAAGACCCTGACGATGACGATGCCAGGGATGTGCGCTCGGAGGTAGTGCGCCTCTAGCGGCAGGCGAACATCGTCCACCACCACGAGCCGACCTGTGCTCTTGATCTTCAGGTACTCGCTGTGCCACGCCTTGATCCAGAAGGTTGCGTCTAGCTCACGGATCTGCGCGCCAATGTCCTGGAGGATCTCTCGGCCAGAGACCGTGACATCCAGTCCTAGGCGGCGCTGCGTGTACTGCTTGCTCTTGTCGAAGTCCTCTCCGTAGCCGAGTGCAGCCACGGTGCGGATCGTCTCAGCAATCGGCAGGATCGTGTAAGGGTGCATACGACGCTCCTCTAGCATCGTTGCCAGCGTTGACTTACCTGAGCCTTGCGGCCCTACGAATGCGATGTTCACTTGGTCACCCTCCTGATGTAATCCATCCACATATGAACGCGCTGTGGATAGCGCTCCAGGAATCCCACGGCTCGGTTGCACGGTCCGCAGAGCAACGCCCTGACGCACTTGCCACACGAGACTGGCATTCCCTTAGTCCTCTTCGTACCCAGACCGTCGTACTGGCAGCAGCGTGGGTCGTGATCGACCGTCACTGCCCTGGTCTCACCAAAGCGGAGTGGCTCCCTGCACGCTCCACATCGATCAGCCTGTGCCAGCCGTAAGGCCGTGTACTGCTCCATAGTCATCCGATGGTTGTAGAGCGTGTACTTGAGCACCCTCATTGCTCGCTCTTCTGGAGTCTCGTTCTCTCTGATCTTCCTCAATGCCAGAGCACGAGCTGATGGGTTCTCTTGCCTCACCCTCATTAGCGCTTCACTCCAAGAATCTCGTTCAGCGGCGTGAGCCGTCCAGAGCCAGAGCGCTTAGGGGATATAGGGGTTCTATTCTGTTCTCTCTCTCTTTCTCTTTCTCTGTCCGTCAACCCACCCTCTTTTCGTGCTCGGTACCTTTCTCCACGAGAGGTCGAGGTGGGGTCGACTTGATATCGAGAATAGTTTGAGACGGCAATGACACCGTCTCCAGATTCTGTCAGGAGACCACTTTTCAACAATCCATCAACACCCCTAAACAGGCGTGCGCCGATGACCGTCTTGAGGTGCTGTCGGTTCTTGAACACTCCGCCGGAGCGGAGCAGCTTGACCTCACCAATGATCGTGATGAACGCGCGGAACTGCGTGTCAGTCAGCGCCGAGATCTCCGCGTCTCGGTGTGCGTTTGCTACCCACTTGAACCAAACCATGTAGTCCTCCGCTCTGTGTTAGTGGCTGGGAGAGGTGGAGGTCACCAGTCTCTCCCAGCCGTAGATGATGCCGCTCAGATCAGAACGGCAGTGACTCCAGGTCGCTCTCGTTGCGCTCAGGCTCGCCGAGTGGCGCGCTCTGTGCGTTCACCCAGGCGATGCTGGGCTTGCGCTTGCAGAACTGGCCGTCGCTCTTACCGCCACAGGCGTAGAACGCGTTGTACGGCTTGCCCATCTTGGACACGCCTGCTGGCTTGAACGACCACGCGGTGCGGTGCTCTGGGCATTCTCCCTCTGCGAAGAGCAGGGCAGCCGCGATGACTGGATCACTCGTAGAAACCGACGGCTGAGACTGGCTCACAGATTCAACGGAGAGGGGTCTAGGAGCCACGGAGAGGCTCGCTCCAGTGCCTGACGCATAAAGAGACCGCCCCACACCGATCTGGGCTGCACAGCGGCGCAGGGCGTCGCTTGCTGCTGACTTGTACGGCTCGTCATCCTGCGCGCTGTTTGGGTAGCCAAAGTCCTGTCGGACGGTGGTCACGCCATCGATCACGGCGATCAGTGTGCCGTGGACTACCTTGGCGGCAGGATCTGCCACCTTGACCTCGAACTGCCAGCCAGCCAGGCCGAGCACATCGTCCAGGCGCTGAGCTACGGCTCGTGCGTCTGCGTAGGTAAAGGTCATGCCACCGCGCCCTGGGCGCGACTTCAGATCTGACCCTGTGAATGGCGCTGCGAGCGCCGCTGCGATTTGCTTACTCATTGCTTCCTCCTAGTGCTGCAAGGTTCAGCAACTTGCCGAACTCAATGTTGTGGCTGGCGAATCCAGCCCTCTGACCATTTGGGAGTGGGTCGCCCACCTCGACTACTCGCGCCACCTGGGCGAAGTCTTCGCGCTGGATGCATCCCACTACCCAACCGACTGAGTACTTATAGCGAGCCTCCTTACTCTCTTTGTTGTACCCATCTGCGAACTTCAGCGAGACGAATGCATACCAGTCAGCGTTCTGGCGCTGGTGGTTGTAGTCGTACACGCTCGCTTCATACTCTGGCCGTGGCGCGACCGACCGCTCTTTGGTCTTTACCTCAACGGTGCGACCATCGCTCTTGTAGTCGTAGTTCCAATCAGCCTCCAGGCTCCAGTCAATCTTCAGGTCGCTCATCGCGCGCTCGAAGACTGCCTGACCCACTGCGCCCTCCCAGACTGCCTTGCGCCCTTTCTGCGACAGGCTCTTATCTGGTGCGCCCTTCGCCATGATGCCCTCAATGCGAGCAATGACCAACGCGCGCTCAATGATCGCGTCATCGATCACGACCTGAATCACGCCTCATCCTCCTTGCCGTGAACGCGGAACACGCGCGCACCTGGTGTTTCTTTTGTACTAATCTCAACGATCTTGTCCCACTCGTTGGTAATGCCGATTTCAGATAGCACCTGTTCACCAAACATATAGCGCTCGCGCATTGCCAATGCGACTTGATGCCAATCAATCTTCACGCTCGCCTTATTCTGCTTCCAAGTGGCGAGCCATCCGCGACCCTTCACACCTTCGCCCTCACCGATGGCTTCCTTGATGGCGATTGCCATCTCCTTGAGTGCAGCATCGGCAGCCTCAGCCTCTGCCTTGGCTTCAATGTAGAGACGCGCGATGTGATCGAGCTGCGGATCTGCCTTCGCGTAGGTGTTGCTGCTCTGCGGCTTGACCTCTGCGAGTGTGTCGCTGTCGTTGCCAGTTAGCGGCGGTGGAGTCTTGGTCTTGACCAAGTCCAGGAATGCCACGGCCTTGTCGAAGAGCAGCGTCTGGTAGACAGGGTCAGCCTCTACGCGCTCGATGCGGAAGACCAGCCCAGAGAGCAGGACTGCTACATCGGCGTACTTGGCACCAGTCACGAACATCTGCCACTGCACCTGGTCGACATATTCAGGCGGCACAGGGAACAACTGCCAGCGGTTGCTGGTTGAGGTCTTGATCTCTACCAGCCCTTCAGGATCGCCAACGATGGTGCGGTCCAGCGATGCCATAGCCCAGGGGTGCTGGCGAAGCCTCACGATTCCATTCGACTTTCGCAGCTTCTTGCCAGTCTCTGCGGTGTAGTAGTCAGCCACAGCCTGCTCTAGCAACTGACCGCGCTGGGCTGCAGAACCAGCAGCCTGCTCGCTCACCTGACCAGTCAGTTCTGCCCAGAGTCGGTACGCCGTCTTGAACGGCGATGTGCCGTTGATTGCCGTAATGCCTGTGGCGGTGATGCCGCCCTTTCGCATCTCAAACCACTCTGGACTCCGCTGCGGTGCGGATACAAACTCAAAGCGCTTGCTCATTTACCCTCCTTCTTTGGATATGGCAGCACTTGGTATTTCAATGCTGCTCTCATCCGCTTTTTATCTCGAGCGTGACCTACAAAGATCACATACCGATGCTTCCTAGAACGCTCTTCAAAGTACACATTCTCTGCTCCATATTTCTCCTTGACTTCGGCATT